ATTTGTAATTATATAATGAGCACATTAGAAACAAATTTAATTCAACCAAGCACAGGCACAACTTTAACAGTTGGTGCTTCAGGAGACACAATAACTGTCCCTTCTGGTGCAACTTTTAATATTGCTGGAACTGCAGGAACAAATATTGGAAAAGTTTTACAAGTAGTTAATGGAACTGTTGGATCGACAGATATAGCCAATACTGATGATTATATTGGTTCTGGATTGTCTATAACACCGTCATCAACCTCAAGTAAAATTCAAATTTTTGTAGATGGATATGTAGAAAAACAATCAGGAGGTGCTACAGGTAATTATGCTGAATTGCAACTGAGAGAGGATACTACAGCCATAACAACTTTAAATAATGCGATACAATACTTATTTACTGTTGGAGCCAGACAACATTTTGGAATTAATTTTACAAGATCACCAAGCACTACAAGTGCAGTTCAATACAGACTTTATCATAATGAAATAAGTGGAGGTGCAACTTATAGATATTATCAACAAGCATGGACTCTAATGGAGATAGCAGGATAATGATTGCAAAAGCTATATTAAAAATAAATCCATCAGCAAAATTTATTGTTGAAGATGATGATATTAATAAAATAACTTGGAAAGACGGTACAACACCTATTTCTAAAACTGATATAGAAGCTAAGATAGCAGAGTTACCTACCGAAGAAGAAGAAAAAATTGCTAGAGAAAATAAAAAAATATCTGGTAAACAAAAATTAAAAGATTTAGGATTGGACGACGACGAAATTAACGCGTTAATGGGAGCATAATGGCAAACGGAACATTAAAAGTATCGAATATAGAAACAAGCTCTGGATCAGGGACTATTACTCTTGGTCAATCTGGAGAAACTATATCTGTACCTAGTGGTGCAACAATAAATTTATCAAACGCTACTCAAACAGGAGTAGGAGATTGTGTTTTAATATCAACTACGACTATGAGTGGGACAGCAAATAGCGTTAATATAACAAGTGGTATAGATTCAACTTATACTATTTACAGATTATATTACGTAAATGTTAGCGCAGAAGGAGCTGGAAACACTATATTTATGAAGATATCTAGCGACGGTGGTTCTTCTTTTGCTGGAAGTGGCTACATTCATACAGGGTTTGAAGCAAATTACACAGGATCTGGTTCATCTAGTTCTGTTCAAGGTGCAAATAATTTTGTTCAACTTGGAAATAATATTGCTAACTACAATGATAATACCACAGAGGGATCTTGTGGATATGTTGAATTCTATACACCTAACGTAAGTAGGAAACCTGTTTTTACAGGGCTATCGGCACAATATTCTGATGATGGTGATGCGGATGCTTATTATTGGGGCGGTCATTATTCAACGGCTACAACAATTAATGCAATACAAATCGGTGGTTCTAATAATTTACATGGAACTTTAAAACTATATGGATATAAATAAATGAAAAAGTTAATAGTATCAAAAGAAAACCCTAATGGAATTTTAATGGATTTAACTTCAGAGGAAATTTCTATAAGAGAAAAAGATTTGGAACATATTAAAGAAATAAAAGATGCAAGAGAAAAAATAAAAACAGATAAAACATCTGGAAAAACTAAACTAAAAAACCTTGGTTTAACAGATGATGAGATTAAAGCATTAGTAGGATAAATTATGACAAGTATATTAAAAGTAGATGAATTACAGGATTCTTCAGGTAATTTAATAATTAAAGAAGTTGGAAATGCCATTACTATTGGAGCGAGTGGGGATACGATAACTGTACCTTCAGGAGCAACAATAACAAATTCTGGAACATCATCAGGATTTGGAAAAGTTTTACAAGTTCAAAGCTTTACTGTTAATACTGCTGAAACTACAAATAGCAATACATTTACTGCTACAGCTTTATTAAAAGCTATAACTCCAAGTTCAACATCAAGTAAAATACTTGTTTTTGCATCTGGAATTATTCAATCTTCTGGAGCAGCTACAAATTCTGTAGTAACTTTATATAGAGATAGTACAAATCTTGGAAGTGCATCATCAGGAATGGCATCTCAATATGGATCTGGTGGTTCTGGATCATGTAATTTTGGAATGAACTATTTAGATAGTCCATCAACTACTTCTGAAGTAACATATAGAGTATATTTTAAAGCTAATTCTGGATCGCATAATCAAACTATATTTGCAGATAATTCAGTTGGATCAATTACAGTTATGGAGATAGAAGGATGATTATAGAAGCAATACTTAAAATAAATCCAAACGCAGTTGTTACTGTTAGAGGAACTGATATCAATACTTGTGAAATAGAATGGCACAATGGAACAACTCCTATTTCTATTGCAGATATAGAAGCACAAATACCAGTAGTTGAACAAGAGATAACAGACGCAGCTACAAAAAAAGCAACAGACAAAGCGTCAGCTGATGCTAAATTAAAAGCTTTAGGATTAACAGACGACGAAATAGAGGCATTTAGAGGATAATGGCATTAACTAGAATAGGACTAAATCAATCAATAAACTTAGCAAGCAACGTTACAGGAACATTGCCAATAGCTAATGGTGGTACAGCAGCCACTACTGCTGCAGCTTTAGCAAACACTGGTAACTTAGTTTTAATATATTCTCAAACTGCATCTGATGCCTCTAATATTATTTTTGATAATGATGCCAGTGGTGTTGTCTTTGATGATGCTTACAAATGTTATATGTTTAATTTTCAAAGAGTTTATGGTGCAACCAATGATGTAAAAATTCATATGATAACTAGAAGTGGAGCAAGTGATAGTGGTGGTACTTTTAGACAACAATCAATGTACCATACATACAATGGATCAACTTCAACTGATCCAGCTTCAGCACCAAATAACGACAAACTTTATCAAATAGCTGGAACTATTAGAAATGATAATCCAGAATATTTTCAAGGTCAGATATTTTGTTATGGTATTGGAGAAAACACTAGAATGGCAATTACTGGTCAATGTATTTACAAAAATAATAGTGGATATACACATAACGAAGCATTTAGTTCTTCTTCTGATACAACACAAACAATTAATGGTATGAAATTTCAAATGTCATCAGGAAATATTTATGGCACTATTTCACTATATGGGATTAAAACATAATGACTAGATATGTAAATTTAATAAATGGTGTTGAAATACCAATGACAGAAGCAGAAATTACTGCAAGAAAAGCTGAAGAAGCTAAATGGGATGATAACAACACTCCATTTAGTTTAGCTATGGAAAACTTTAGATTAAAAAGAAATTTTTTATTAACTCAATCAGACTGGACAGTTTTACCAGATTCACCAATAGCCGACAAAACAGCGTGGCAAAATTATAGGACAGAATTAAGAGATTTAACAAACGGATTAACAACAGTTGAACAAGTAGATGCTGTTACATGGCCTACTAAACCAGGAGCCTAATCATGGCTTTTGGACTATCTGCATTTTCAGAATTTCCAATTGCAGCAGCTGGATCAGATAATTCAGTTGCGGTAACCGTTTCAGCTAATCAACTAACTCTATCGATTGGTTCTGCTGGAATAACTGGAGGAGCAATAGTTGAGCCTACAGGTGAAGGTTTAACTTTAGGTTTTGGGTCAATTAGTATTGCGGCGGCAGCCAACGTAACTCCTGATGCTACGCCATTAACTTTAGGTGTTGGCACAATCACAGTCTCTGCTGCAGCTAATGTTTCAGTAACTGGAAACGCATTGACCATTGGCACAGGAAGTGTTACAATAACTGCTGCTGCGAATGTAAGTCCTACAGGCGTGCCTATGACTCTTACTGTCAATGATCCTGGTATCATTACATGGCAACCTATAGACCCAGGAGCATCACAAACATGGGTTAATATAGACCCTTATTAGGAGAATTATGGCATCAAGTTTTTCAACAAATTCAAAATTAGAGCTTATAGCTACAGGTGAAAAAGCAGGTCTTTGGGGTACAATTACTAATACAAACCTACAAATTCTAGAACAACTAGCTACAGGCTACTTATCATCGGCACAATTAGCGTCTGGTGATCTAACTTTAGCACTTGATAATGGTGCAACATCAAACGGTAAAAATATATACATTAAATTAACTGGTACATTAGGTGCAAACAGAAATGTAACCATACCTGATGGCTCTGAAAGAATTATTATATTTGAAGATGCAACAACAAGAGGTACTTCTACTTTATATACAATAACAGTTAAAACTGTATCAGGGTCCGGGGTTGTACTGCCCATAGGTTCAACATCAATAGTGTACTCTGACGGTACAAATGTCAGTCTTGGTATTCGTAACAAAGGGTATGTAACTTTAAACTCTTCAACAATTACTGCATATACAGCAGTAGATGGTGATCAAATATTTGCAAACACAACAGCTAACCCAATTACTGTAACTTTACCTGCATCGCCAGCAGTAGGATCAGAGGTTACGTTCATTGATGCAAGAGGAACTTTTAACTCTAACAACTTGATTGTTAACAGAAACAGTCAACCAATAAATACAGGTACATCAAACCTAACACTAACCACTAACGGTCAAGCTTTTACATTAGTGTATGTGGATGCAACAAGAGGCTGGGCTTACAAAACTAACACGGCATAGGGAGCAGGGACCATGGCCCTTATTGAATATAATTTTTTACCTGGCATAGACAAACAAAATACGTCTGCAGGAGCAGAGAATCGTTGGGTAGATTCTGATAACGTAAGATTTAGATATAACTTACCTGAAAAAGTTGGAGGCTGGTCTTCTCTAGTATCAGATAGTATTGTTGGTGTTGCTAGAAAACAACACGCATTTGTTGATTTAAATGGAAATAGGTATGTTGCTCTTGGAACGGATAAATTTTTATTGTTATATTTTGAAGGACAATTGTTTGACATAACACCTTTAAAAGCTACATTAAGTTCTTCTACAATTGCAACTACAAATGCTTCAGCTATTTGTACAATAACAACTTCTACTTCACACAATCTAGAACCTGGAGATATAGTTTTATTGGATAGTGTTACACTACCAGGCGGCACAGGTTTTAGTGCATCAGATTTTGAAGATAAATTATTTCAAGTAACATCAGTTCCAACTCCAACAACTTTTACAATTACACAGACCTCAAATGCCGGAGCAACTGTGTCAACCGGTGGAAGCATTGCAGTTAAACCTTATGAAAGAATAGGCCCTGCTGCACAAAACTATGGTTATGGTTTTGGTATATCACAATGGAACGGTTCGGTATCTGGTGCTGCAACATCTACATTAAATGGATCATTAAGTGCAAACTCTGCAGGTACAGGTGGATCAGGTACTGCTGTTACGTTAACTTCTACGACAAACTTTAGTTCAGTAGGTAGAATTTTAGTAGACTCCGAATTAATTTCTTATGCTGGTATATCAACAAATGATTTAACAGGTATTGTTAGGAATGTTGATGGCACAGATAATGCGTCACACAGCTCGGGTGCAACAGCTACGGATGCTACAAATTTTTCTGATTGGGGAGAAGCAGTTCTTGCATCAGAAGTAACTCTTGAACCAGGACTTTGGAGTTTAGATAACTTTGGTCAAGTATTAATTGCAACTATTGCAAATGGTAAAACTTTTACATGGAATGCAGGAGCAGCAACACCTTTGACTACAAGGGCGTCTACATCTACATCTAGTTTTTCTACAGCAAATAATCCAACCGCTTCTAGGCTAACATTAATATCACCAACCACTAGACACTTATGTCACTTTGGAACGGAAACAACAATTGGAACTACAACGACACAAGACGACATGTTTATAAGATTTTCAAATCAAGAAGATATAAACAGCTATACAATTACAGCAACTAACAGTGCTGGTGATTTTAGATTGCAAGATGGTACAAAAATAATAAGTGCGATAAAAGCAAAAGAAACAATTCTAGTATTTACAGATAACGCATTGTACACAATGAAATTTGTAGGTGCGCCTTTTACATTTAGTTTTGAACAGGTTGGTACAAACTGTGGATTGATAGGTAAGAATGCAGTTGTTGAAGTTGACGGTGCTGCATTTTGGTTGTCACCAAACGGTTTCTTTATGTTTGATGGTACGGTTAAATCATTACCATGCACAGTAGAAGATTTTGTATACAATAATTTTGATACTACAAAAGGTCAACAGGTTGCGGCAGGTATTAATAATTTATTTACAGAAGTAATTTGGTATTATCCATCACAAGGATCTAGTTATAATGACAAATATGTAGTTTTTAATTATGGAGAAACTAGCTCTTCTAGAATGCCTGGTGGTATATGGTACACAGGAACTGAATCAAGAACATCTTGGATTGATGCAATTGTATATCCTAAACCTTACTCTACTAAATATGATTCATCAACAAACGGAACATTTCCTGTCGTTGTGGGTCAAGATGGATTAGGTCAAACTAAATTTTTTGAACACGAAGTTGGTACAGATCAAGTTAATGAAGATGGTTCTACAACAACAGTTACATCTTTTGTAAAATCATATGACATTGATATAGAACAACGACAAAGAGGTGCAACAGGAATGCCCTCTGGACCAAAAGTATCTGGTGAATTTTTATTAGCGATGAGAAGATTTGTACCAGATTTTAAAGCTTTGACTGGAAATGCTAAAGTTAGTTTAGGTGTTAAAAGATATCCACAAGAATCTGACACTACAACTGCTTTAAGTCCTTTTACAATAACTTCTACAACTATTAAAAAAGACACTAGAGCTAGGGGTAGATTTGTAAATGTTAAAATAGAAAACGATAGCCCTGGTGAAGAGTGGAGATTTGGTACATTAAGATTAGATATACAGGGAGACGGACGTAGATAATGACAAAAATAAATATAAGAATACCAGAACCTAAACAAGAATACGATGTTTCTAACCAGAAACAAATAAATAGAGCTTTAACTATTATGAAAGATCAGTTAAACTCTACTTTTTTAGACGAGGTAAAACAGGAGCAAGAGAGATTCTCTTGGTTTATAAGTGGCTAATATATACAAAAACGAATTAATAGATCTAACTACCACAGATAATACTACGGTGTATACAACACCCTCTGATTCTAGAGCTGTAATTAAAAGTATACTAGTTACAGAGGATGCTGGATCAGGGTCAACAATAACTTTTACAATAACAAATGCTGCTTCTGCAGTATTTAATTTGTTTAAAGATAAAGCAATAGCCTCAAAAGCAACAACAGAGCTGTTAACACACCCTTTAATTTTAGAAGAAAATGAGATATTAAAGGCACAAGCAGCTGATGCAAATGAATTACATGTAATTGCATCAATATTGGAAATAAATAGGGATTAATATGTCGTTTATAGAAACAGAAGCATCGTATAGAATAGAAGTAATAAATGGTAAACCGGTTAAAATTATTACACCACAAACAGAAGTTACATTAACTAATATGAAAACAGGACAAGAATATAATTCAGATGCAGAAGCTATGCAAGATGTGCAGAATCCTGAAACAGAAACTGTAGCTGACGATATTAAAAGAGATGTAAAAGTCATTGTAGAAGCTTTACCACTTGGAGGTAGCACTAAGTTATGATGAGTCAGTATGATCAACAGGTGTACGATGCAGGTTTTAAATACGTACCTCAAAGTAAATTTTTATTAAACCCATTTCAAATACCACAAGGCGGTGGTCCAGATGCATCAAAACCTGATTTTGGATTACCTACTTTAAATATAGGTGGTGGCGGAAGCGGTGCTGCTTACACTGGTGGCATAACTGGTTTAACAACTGATTTTCAAAAAGCAATAGATGCTAGAACACAAAGATTAGAAAAAGCTTATAATGAGCCTAGCACAGCAAAAATTTTTGGATTTCCTGCATTTAGACAAGACGTTAATCCAGTAGACGCTGGTGAGTATCTTGCAGCAGGTGAAAGAATACCCTTTGAAAGAACTGGTTTAGGAAAAATGTTTCAACCACAATCACCACGAGAGATTATGGAACAGGGATATGAGCCAAGAACAAACATTGGTGTACTATCGGCTATTCTAGGCAAAGCTGATAAATTTGGAACTTTACCTAGAGCTGACCAAGCATTCATTACAAGTCAAATGGGCTACACTGGTCCAACAGTATTTGGTGAAAATACTTCTGGATTATCTAAAGATCCATTCGGATTAAACACTAGATCTGCATTTGGTAATTATGCAGAAAGAGTTGGTAAAGAAGTTACTAGCCTAGAAAAAGCTTTAGCAAAAGCAAGAGGAAAGTATGATACTGAAGAAGAATTTTTAAACATGACTAAATTAATGAGAAAAAAATTAGATTTCTACAGACAAAAAGTAAAAGAGAGAGATGAACTTAGAAGACAAGATGAAGCAAGATTAGACGCTGAAAGAAAAACAGCTGCAAAACGTGAAAAAGATTTTGCTGCTAAAGGGATGTCTGATCCTAGTGATACATCAAGACAAGGTGCTTATGGTAGAAGACCTGGATCAGGTGGAACTGTAGATAGAGTAACAAGCGGACCGGGTAGAAATGTAGATCAAACAGGTCAAGCCTATGATTCTGGTGGTAGAGAAGGGTTTGGTTATGGTCTAGCTGATGGTGGTAGAGTTTATTATATGGACGGCGGACTAGCTGACCTTGTAGATATATATGATTGATTGTAGGAGAAAAAGACTATAAAAAGGACAAACTATGGCAATTTCAAGAATGAATATGGAAAGACAAATGCGTAATATGGGTGGCATCATGGGTCTCGAAGAGCCAAGACAAGGGTATTTCTTAGGTAAAATTGTAAAGAAAGCTAAAAGAGCTGTTAAAAAGATAACTAAATCACCATTAGCTAAGTTTGCTTTGGCTGGATTAGCAGCAAATTATGCTCCTATGCTATTTGGTAAGAAAACTTTGTTACAATCAGCAGGTGGATTACCAGGTCTTTTTTCAAAATTTAAAAGTGGAGAAGGTATGTTGGGCCAACTAGGAAACATATTTAGAGTAGGCGGAGAAGCTAAAAATCCATTTAGTATATTTAGAGTAGGTGGTGGTTTATTAGGAGCAGGAGCAATAGCTGCACCATTCTTAATGGGTGGTGATGACGAAGAAGATGTTCCAGAAGAATCATTTACTGGTCCAATAAGCAGTATTGAAGACATTAGAGGTCAAGCTAGACAATATTATGGTGACCCTACAAACTCTGCGTTATATTTTATGCCTCCTAAATCAGCCGTACAAAGTTCTTTCTACGCTGCTGATGGTGGATTAGCTAGTATACCTAGAGATGGATACAGAATGGGTAACGTAGTTAAAAAAGCAGGGGAGATGATAAAAGCTGGAATGGGTAAAGTTAGATCTTTATTTGATGATGCAGATATAAATGTAAGTATTAGAGACGAAGACGTTATGACAGACGCAGGACTACAGGCACAAGCTGTTGGTCAAGATGTATTTATAACACCTAAATCAAACAAAGCTGTACAAGTTATGGA